GTTGTTCACCAGAAGATGTCTTAGGTGATGATTTTTACGGATAAGATTGTTTTATTCAAAAAATAAATAAAGCGAAGAAGACTTAAAAACTTCCTGACGGGTTGAGATGCCCGTTTTTTTGTACATAAATTTAGGAGAAATTATGAAAATTACTGTTAAAGAATTTCAATCTCAACCGTTTGAGGTTAAGACATCAAATAGAAACGTCCAAAAAGCTTTAAAAATTCAATTAAAGATGAATGAAGCCGATGACATTGCTGATAAGAGTACTGAAGAAGTATTAAAAGGTCGTCAAGAGGTTCTGGACTCGATGAAAGCATTTATTGTTGAAATTCTTAAATTAAGTCCGAAACAGATTGACAAATATGATGATTTAGATGTTTATGAAGAAATTCCAATAATTGCTGCTCATTTAAGCGGTCGTTTGCTTGGCGTTCCCGAAGATGCATTTGATGAATCCGTAAAGAATGCGGCGCAAGCAAAAAAATAGAAACACCCAGCGAAAGGGTGTTTAGATTGAAAAATCAGTTAGAAGATTTTAATTTATTCGCTAAGAATTCCATGATGTATTGGCATTGGGGATTAGATGAATTCTTTAATACTGACTATTATGAGTTGATCGAAGTAATGGATGCAAAAGATAAGAAAGATCGTATTCAAGATCCGTTGAAACTATTCAGTGCAATTTCAGGAAAGGGGTAATTTATGGCAGACAGCAAAGTCACCGGCGAAATGGGAACTAAGGTCACATTAGACGGAACCCAAGCGATAGATACATTAAAAACATTAAAGACGGCTGTCAGCGAAGCCACTTCTTCCTGGAAAGCACATGAAGCCGTTCTAAAATCAAGTGGCGACACATTATCCGCTGCTAAAACGAAATATGAAGGTCTATCTTCAGTTGTTGAAAAACAAAGGTCCGTCCTTGACCGCTTAAAGTCCGAACAGGCTAAAGTCAATACAGAGACAAACGAAGGACAGCAAAAATATTCCTCTTATCAGAAACAAATAGATAATGCAACCACTAAACTGGTTTCTTTAACAAATCAGCAGACTAAAGCTAAGAATTCTTTTGAATTACAGAATTCTGGAATATTAAAATTAAACGATTCCATAAAACAGTCTGTTTCTGTTACAAACTCTTACGTTGAAAAGCTAAAGGCCGAAGGCAATGAAACAGAAGCTGCAAAGGCTAAAATAAGCGGCTTAAGAGAACAGCAATCAAAATTAAGTACTTTATACTCAAAACAAAAAGAAGAATTAGACAAGTTAAAAACAGCCGAAGGCGATAACTCCGAAGCGATTTCTAAACAGACTATTCGCGTTAACGAAACAGCCACCAAAATGGCTCATGCCACCAGTGAAGCCAAAGATTTAAGAGAACAACTTGATAAAAATTCTAGTAATAGCTTTCTAAAGTCCACAATTAGCAAGCTGGATTCAATGAATGAGAAGACTGACAAAGCCGATCATTTGTTCGCTAAGATTGTTGGTGCTCATTTGGTCGCATCAGGAATCACAAATGCTTTTCAGTCAATAACAAATCATATCAGTGCTGCCATTGATGCTGGTATGGATTATGATAAAGAACAGCAGAAAATGCAGGCCGTTTGGCTAACATTGACCGGCAGTTCTGGTTCTGCGACAGCAATGGTCAACACGATCAACGAACTGTCTGTTAAAACTGGACAAGCTACTGATACCGTTAACGAACTGGAACAAGGTTTCTACCACTTGCATTCTAGTAAGACCGAATCAGATGAACTGACTAAGTCGATGCTGAACATGGCTGATGCCGTTGGTTTGGATTCTCAACAAATTCAGGCCGTAACGCAAGATATGGTTAACGGATTATCAAGAGGCACAGCCAGCAACGGTATGCTTAATCAGATTTCTCAATACTTCCCGATGTTTCGTGAAAATCTGGCTAAATATGAAACTCAAGTAAACCACGGTAAAGAAGTAACGGTAGCTGATCTAAAAGGCATGGCGATGGCTGGTAAAATATCAGCTTCCGATATCGAAAACGTATTTAATCAGTTAGGTTCTGGCAAGTACGATAAAGCTGCCGATAACATGTTACAGACGATGGTCGGCATGGAACGAACCATTAAAGCACGTGTACCGGCCTTGATTGGCGATATTGAAAAACCAATTATGAATGCACAGAACCCAATCTATGCCGGAATATCCAAATGGGTTTCTGATCCAAAAGTCGCTGACGAGTTCACCAGGATTGGTGTATCGGCTGAAAAAGGTTTCAACACAATAACGACCGCCTTTGCTAAGGCGTTTGATCTAAAATCAGTACCAAACACCATGAATGACTTCCTAAAAAGATTATCCACTGGAATTACTGATGTATCAAACGATATAGCACATAATGCACCAGAAATCGTTAATTTCTTCAAGTCCGTTAAGTCGTTTGGGTCGTTAGGGTTCGACACGATGATTGAATCGTTGAAGATCGTAAATGTCCTATTAAAGCCATTTTTGGGGATGATTGCTGATCACCCTAAAGCCGTTGCCAAGTTCGTAGCAAGTGCATATTTACTATCAAAGGCTTTTCATGCTGTAAATACTGGAGTTGGCTTTGTTAATACAACCCTAAAAACATTTGATAAGATAGCTGGTGCATTTAACTGGGCTGAAAGAATACTTGGAATCAAAACTTCCACTGCTGCTACAGAGGTCGAGACCAAGGCCATCAAAGACCAAAATATTGCGTTAGCTGAAAATAATAAGCTATCTGGTGGAAGTGTTTCGGTTGGCGAATCCGGTTCTGTTTCTAAAGTTACTAGCACGGCTGAAAAGGCTGGTTCTAGTGTCGAGTCCGATGTTGGCTCTACTGCGTCGACTGATGCTGTAACAGCAATTGATAGTTCATTGTCAAATAAATCCGCTTTGTCTTCTATCACGAAAGCAACTGCTGGAATTGCCGGTAAAATTGTCGGTGTACTAGGAATCGGTGTTTCTGCTTGGGACGCTTCATCAAGCATTGGAAAAGCTCTTGCTAGTGGCAAAAAGTCCGATCAAGTAACAGCTGCATCAAAAGGAATTGGAACAGCTGCAGGCGCTGGAATTGGTGCCGCTATTGGTTCTGTTGTTCCTGGTATTGGTACATTAGCCGGTGCAGGCATTGGATCAGCAATAGGTGATTCTCTTGGTTCTAGCAAGACAGCCAAAAAGATGGCCGCAAACTTTCCTAAGACTGCTAAAAGTGTTGCTAAGGAAATTGCCAAAGAAATTAATGAACAATCCGGCAAGTACACTGTTAAACTTCCAAAGGTTTCGGCCAAGACGGCTTATAAAGAAGTTGATTCTGCACGTGAGTCTGAACTCAAGAAAAAGTACAAGGATGAATTAGCTGGGTTAAAAGAAGAAAAAGAAACCGGCTTAATGAGTGATGCCGAGTATAAGAAGCGTGTAGCAAGCGTTAAACGCAGCTTAAAAAGCATTAATCTGAATGAAAGCACAAGTGGCGCCGAAAGAGCAGCCTTGGGTTCACAGTTTGCCAAAAAGCAAGCCAAGATTGAACAGTCGGCTGGCAATACTATAAAAGGCATTCGTGCCAAATATAATAGAGAGATTAATGAAAACGAAGGTAACGCATTAGCCCAATCTGAACTACGTCAAGAAGAGAACGTAAAGATTAGAAAAGCCACCGCTAACGAAAAATCAAAAATAGCAAAGCTGGCTTCTAAATCAATTTATGCTACTGTTCAAAAAGAAGACGAAATTTATGATCAAGAGAATACCACTATTTCAAAAGGTGCTAAAAGTCAAACAGCTATTCTTAAAAAACTTAATGCTGATAAAGGCAAGTTAAGCACTGCTCAATTAAATAGCGCCATTAAGGATGCTAAAAAAGAGTCTAGTGACCTAGAAAAAGAAGCCACTAACCGTTACAACACTCAAATGAAAATAGCGGAAAAACAAGAGAAAGCTCTTGAAAAGGCCGCCACAGAAACTCGTAAAGGTTCAGTTGCTCAAGCTAAACAAAAGTATCAAGAAACTAAGAATGCTATTGAGCAAGAATATCAAGGAACATCGGCAACCGCTGTTAAGCAACGCAAAAAGTTAATTGCTGAAGCGCAAAAGACCGAAACAGATTCAAAAAAGTCTGCTTGGTCAAAATATCATGATGATGTTAATTATGCTGAACAAGAATATTCAAAGACTCAAACCGCAGCATCAAACCAAGAGAATGCTGTTAAGAACCATGCCAAAAATCAGTACAAAGAAGTAAAAAAGAATGCTGATGATCAAAAGACAGCCGCTTATGAAGCTGCTCATGGCCAACAACAAAAAGTTACTGAAGCAGCCCGTGAGCAGGAACAGGATGTTACCGGTTATGCTGATACTCAACGCAAGAAAACTAAAAAATCTAGTGAAGACCAAAATTCTGATGTAAAAAAGAATGCCGATGATCAAAAGAAAAAGACTACCGGCGCAGCGCATGACCAGGCACAGAGTATTAGCGATTATGCTACTAAGCAGGCTAATAACTCAATGGATGCTTCTAGCAAACAGGGAAGTGGAACAACCAATATCTTTAATGGTTTAGGCAAGTTCTTTAATGGATTAGTTAAACCATTTGGTATAAAGGCCATTAAACTTCAAAGCGACAGCTTCAAATATGATAAATTGTCTACACCCGCCGTTGCTACTGGTGGTGCAATTAAAAAATCAACTGCCGCCCTCGTTGGTGAAGCTGGTATGGAAGCAGTTTATAAACCATATTCCGGCAAAGTTGATTTTGTTGGCACTAATGGCGCACAAATGGTTCAGTTACATGCAGGTGATCAAGTCTTAAATGCTAAAGATACAGCTAAGTTGTTCTCTGGTAATTATGGTAAAACGATGCCTGGTTATGCTTCAGGAACTACAGACCTGACTTCATTTATAAATGCCGTAACTAAAGGTTCGTCAAGCATCTGGAATAACATTTCATCTACTGCTGAAGATGCATTATCCAAAATAACAGATCCAATTAAAACATTAACTAAGCTAGCGGAAAAAACATTCAATCTAACTTCTATTTCTGATGTCGGCTCAATGGGACAGGATTTGTCCAAAGGCATGGTTAATAAGTCCATTAGCTCAATCGGTAACTTTCTAAGCAAACTGGTTAAACAAGCTGGGGATTATGGTTCACAAGGCAATCCTGGCGGTTCTGGTGTTACTCGTTGGAAATCCGTAATAAAGTCTGCAGCGTCTAAAATGCATGTCAATTTAACAACTGCTGGCATGGCTGCGATTTTGCATCGTATCAATCAGGAATCTGGTGGAAATGCAACCGTTGTAAACAACTGGGATTCAAACGCTGCTAAAGGAACACCATCTAAAGGACTATTGCAATACATTCAACCAACGTTGGATTATTGGGAACCAAAAGGTGTCAAGGCCAATATCCTCAACGGCTATGATCAATTACTTGCGATGTTCAATGATAGTAACTGGCTAGCCGATATTAGTGTCAAAGGTGGTTGGGGTCCAACTGGAACAAAGAAATATGCATACGGTGGATTTGCTAATACACCTTCTATTTTCGGTGAAGCTGGTCCAGAGGTTGCAATTCCTCTTGATCTTGAAAAACATTCAAGAGCAGTTGAGTTATTAAACGAAACGAACAAGATTGTAAATAATAGTGCGGCCGCAACATCTTCAGATTCGACAAGCAGTATGAGTACGAGTAATCTTGAATCCCTAATGAGCAAGTTGGTACAGTTGTCATCTAGTCAACTGTCTGAACAACAAAAGAGTAATCAAACCGTTGATAACATCACAGCAAATAAATTTTCCCGTGCAATAGTTAGCCGGGCAGTAAAGGGGTTGGCATGATCGGCAGTATGTTTCAATTAACAAACGCACAAGGAAAGACCGTTGATATACAAAGCAACACTCTGCGTGCTTATACCCCAATCGGTTTAGGATTATATATGACTAATACCTATTCTGTCTATAATTCAAGTTTCATTAGAACCAACAGCCAACTAACAGATCCAACTTCAAACC